AGATCGACAGAGTTTTCCGGTAAGGTCTGGATAAATTCCAGGCAATCAGCGTTGATTAACTCACAACTGGATATTTTTACAGTATTAGCCATAGATCAATAAGCACTTCTCTGATAGGCTCATACCGCTTTTGCGCAAAGCAGATGGGCCTGAGGTTTGCTTGTGACCCCAACGCATGAGCAGATGGCTGGCAGGTGCCGCTAACACCCACCAGCCGCCCATTACCACAAATAAAAAAGCCTTCACTGAGGAAGGCGTCTGTAACAACCGAACTGATAATCTGCCAGACCCGCCATAACAAGCTGGGTCAGTATTAACTGGCAGCGTTCACGTGAAAGGTAAGTATTCTGCGCAATTTCCCCGACTGTCGCCGGTTCGGTGACGCTTAATTCATTAAATACCACTCTGGCGGTTTCGGTCATATCCTGCTGTTTTAGCATGTCTTTTCCCTTTTCTGGTTAACGTGACATACCAATAACTCTTGTCGAAAAAGCCAGCAAGCTGAAAGACCAGTATTCGCAACCACCAGCGCGTTTAATGTTCTGTGCTGTTTTTCAGGCAATAAAAAACCCGCTCGGCGGCGGGTTGTAAAAATTCTTCTAACGTCAGGCATAAAACGCCCATCGTTAGGGCGAATTTACCACAGATTCGGGAAAAATCAACAACACTATCGCGTTACCCTCTTTAACTGCTGCTCTGCCCATGCCTCTTCAATGTCAAACCGAACCACCAATGTATCGTAAAAGCATTTCACTGATTTTTTCCACGTATCAAGCGTGATAGCACCCGTCACTTTGCATATGGCATTAAATGCCTCCGTTGATGGCAGCCTTTCATAGCCACGACCACCACAACGCTGACAATTTCTGAAAACTGGTACGCCCTGTTTTTCCGACTCTTCACGATGAATGGCAACACCGCGTCCACGGCAATCTTTACAGGCAGTGGAAATCTCTCCTTTCCCCTTGCATACCGGGCAGGAAACTTTCACCAACTCCCGGATTTTTTTCCATTCTTCCCAGTAAGACGGATACACGCCTTTTGTACACTTTGCCCATACTGGCGGCTTACCATCCGGATACTGAACTTTGTTTGTAAAAACTTCGCTTTCAATAAATTTTTCCCCATGGCAACAAGGGCACTGCTTTTTACTCGCTGCGCTGCGGGCATAATCCTCAAAAGCATACGAAGCCATAATGCGCATCACTGCCGGTTTTATTTCTGTCGGGAGTTTTCTTAACGCCGCGACGCGATCGCACTGACTTAATGCATAATCTGCCAGTAATTCTGTTGCCCGCGCCCTGTCATTCATGCTAATACCCATTTTCCCCAGGAACGCAGAAAATCCCATCTCAGCCCGGTTCTGTGTCATCCCCTGCGCAGCCATCACATCAGTGATACTCAGCGCATCTTTTGACGTCGAGGCGGATGCATCAGTCAGGCCTGGCGATTTCGGGGAATAGTATTTCGGTAAATCTTCCAGCTTCATTTTTTGACCCGCCCGTCATGCATTATTTCGTAAATCTTCACGCCCAGCCGCCCACCAGGAACGACCTTACCGCGTACTATATTGATTTCATCAAACTGCTCGTCGTCTATGAGAAGTCCGGCATGCGTCAGCGCATCCAGTGGTGCTTTCAGAATATTGTCCAGGTCACGACGGCGCTTATCCGGTGGCTCCGCAGTAATTTTTATTGCCAGCCTTCCGGACAGGTTTAATTTCAGTCGCTGCTGGCGAACAATAAGCGCCACATCCCGGCGATAACGCTCACCGGCTTTTGATACAAAATATGTGCTGCCACGACGTCGCCAGTAGGTGTTTACCGTCGGCGGGTAAGGCAAAACAAATTCTATGCGTTCAGTCATTTCATGCTTTCCACTTCAGGACACCCGAATTTTTCGCGTGCATTAAAAAACGAATCAGCAACAACAGCTGGCTGCCGTGTTTTTCTTCAAAATCTTTTACCCCAGCATGCAGTTCGTTATGGCATTTGCGGCACAGCGGAATAACAAACAAATCGTCAGCCTTTGTTCCCATCCCTCCCAGCCCATGACCAATGATGTGGTGCGGATCATCTGCCTGATTGCCACACGTCACGCATTTCTGCGTTTTTACCCAGCGCGTGTATACGGGCATCTCTTCCCGTTGTGGTTTCTGGCGCTGGAGATACTGAGCCGGAGACTCCGGATCAACGGCAATGCTGACCACCGTCTTTTCCTGTGGCAGGCTCTGTTGCTGGTGGACGTGAGGCGGTAGCACAATATTTTTTGTGCGCTGCTTCAGTATGCTGGTGGCTGTCTGCTCTCCAGGTACGATGTCGCTGTCGCGGTACACTGAGAGGATTTTATCCGCACGCAATCCCAGCGAACGACGTAATACTGCCTCCGGTAATGCGTCCGCTACCTGATTGCAGACCGCCCACCAGGATAATTCAGCCAGCGATAATTCCCGCTCCTGTGTGCCATTCATTGCGTGACGGATGACGTCAGTCATCCATGCTGACAGGTTTTGATGAGCAAGTTGCCCGAGTGATTCGGAAGTCTGGTCACGCAGCTGGTTGTCGCAGTGCCAGCACAACACCATCGCGCCGGTACCGTAACGATGTATGACGGTTTCGCTGTGGTGATAGTCGCCATGAGGCCACTGGCAGGATTTGACATGACGCAACAGCCAGTCAGAAAGTGCACCAGCGCCGCCAGCAGCACGAATCACCCGTTCGTTACTGAAAAACGGCAGCAATGTTTTGTCTTCCGCCAGCGGCTGGCGAATGGCAGGAACGACTCCGGACGGCAGACCGCGCATGCTTTTCGGTTCCGGCTCCACCAGCACTCGAGGGTTATGAAATACCTGCATGGATTCACGACCAGGCTTAAGGACCACCAGCCCGAGTTCCGGTACCGGAACAGGTCGAAGCAATACCCGCACGTTACCTCCAGATCCGTTGCTGGAATGTGCGGGACGGACGCGGTGGGCGTTCAGAGTAAGGCAGTCTGACTGAGATGATCCAGTGTCGGAAGTCGAGGCTGAGGTCTTTCTGAAACTCGTAACCACGTCTGCGGTAGTTCTGAATCAGCCATTCGGCCTGTTCTTCAGTGCATGGATCATGCTGGAACCAGTCAGATTTGAATGCATGAGAACGCCGCCCGTGCCTGCTGGCAAGGTCGGTATCAGAATTGTGATGTTTGGTATTGTGCGCCATCGGTTTTCTCTGCTGGCGCAGCAGGTGCCAGTTGTTCAGGCTGGCCTGTGGATTGTAAACCAGAATACGTAAAACAAAAAACCCGCCGAAGCGGGTTAAGCGCGGGTGCGTTGAGGATGCCGACACATCAGAGGTGGCGGGAGATTACTCTCCCGCCTGGTCACTCTTACTTCTCAGATTCGTAGTCTACGAAGACAGCAACCTCCGTCTGGCCGGTTCGGATTCGTACCTCGCAGAGGTCTTTCCTCGTTACCAGTGCCGTCACTATGACGGTTAAACAGATGACGATCAGGGCGATTAACATCGCCTTTTGCTGCTTCATAGCCTGCTTCTCCTTGCCTTTCGGCACGTAAGAGGCTAACCTACATTTGTGAGACATAGATTGGGCCTCAGATTAATGTTAAGCGTCTTGCAGGACGCGTAATGTTAACTGGGGCTTTTCTCTATCTGCCTTTTGGTGTTCATGCCTGAGGCAGATAGCCTCAAGCACCCGCAGCAATTCTACTTAACTCTCCTTTTCCCGCAAACCGTTTTTATCCCCATCGGCAAATCGAATACACCACCAGCGCCACCGCCATCGCAATTCCTACTGTAGTGAATGCCTCAGGCCAGGTCATCGATTCACCTCCTGCTCAATATTTTTAAGGTCATTTTCCGCATACAGTATTGCTGTCCTGGCTGCTCGTAACCGGGCTTTGGCGTTTTTCTCTTCACGTTCAAGTTTTGCCACAGCTTCACGAAGAGCATCCCGCTTTGCATAGAGTGATTTTATCTCAGACACTATGTTTTCACCGTTTCTCGCACGCTCGAGAACAAGCTCGAACGGATCTAAAGCCAATCCGCATCGGTTACAGGTAATCGTACGATTCACTTCTGAAATTGTTGTACGGATATGCTGACAGCATTTTTGCTCGCCGCTTTTTCTGTCGGTTATCACAACGTTGAGGAGTCCTTCCTCCTCTGATTTTGGCTGTACCAGGGTGATAACATTGTCGACTTCATTTTTCATCAGTTCACCTCCTGCGGTGGTTCTGGTAGCGGCATCCAGTGAGTTGCCTGCTCAATATCATTACCCGGCTTAATCGTTGCATCCCCTCTCCGGAATGTACTTCCGGTATAGCGTGCGGAGCATATTAGCGGTTCAACCAGAGAGCTATCGAAATTCACCGAAATGAGCACGTTCTGATTCTTCTCAGGCATTCGCTCACTACAGCTTATCCAGTCATTTTTAATGCCACTATCCTGACTCTGAAGCATAGTGGCGCGGTGACACCAGATAATCCAGCCAAGCGCCATATCCCATGCCATGTATTCGCTATCGCCATTTTTTGCCCTGCGACGATCTACAGATTCCCCGAAACGCTTCTCCATAAATAATTCATAGGCTGCCCGTTCATCCGATACTGCTTCCAGCGATGCCAGTGCGATACGAAACACATCAGCAAGTAGGCTGTTTGAAGATTGGTTATCGTGCGCCGGATCGCTCAGGAAACCAGTGATGAATGATTTAATCTCCGCGTTTTCTCTGGTAATAGTGGTCATATCAGTTCTCCTTATACGGATTAATTTTATTGTGCAGTGTGTTGAACGA